TGAGCATGCATTGCAAGTGGGTCTTGACTTTGGTTTGACACCAGCCGCAGTGGTAGGACAACGATTACCTAATGGCAGATGGATTATCTTAGATGAGATCGTAACATTTGACATGGGGTTAGAGCGATTTGGTCAGCAGTTATTAGCAGAACTCAATGCTCGCTATCCTAAAGCACAGATTATGATGTGGGGTGACCCAGCGGGTATGCAACGAGATGCGATTTATGAGGTTACTGCATTTGATTATCTTAGAACATTAGGCTTACGCGCACAACCTACACCATCGAATGACTTTAAAGTAAGACGAGAAGCAGCAGCCGCACCTATGCAAAGACTTATTGCTGGCAAACCAGGGTTAATTGTAGCTACAAAATGTAAAATGATTCGTAAATCACTAGCTGGTGGTTATCATTTCAAACGTGTAGCTGTCGGTGCTGGTCAAGAACGATTTAAAGATGCGCCTAACAAAAACGAACACTCTCACGTAGGCGATGCTTTTGGATACTTGCTTCTTGGTGGTGGCGAACATAAGCGATTAACCAAGAGTCCATTGTCTGCATCAACTGTTGTCGCTCAAACTGTAGCTGGATCTGACTTTAATGTTTTCGACTGATTACTCCACTATACTAAAACACATGCCACCCGTCAAAGGTGGCTATTTTTTGCCATATATGCAACATCATTTAGATGAACTAGATTGTGTAGAAATGAAAACTCAGAAAGCAATTACTGTTAGTGAGTTTAAATACATGATAAATCATCAAGCACAGTGTGGTCCAACGATTACAGCATTCCTTTATGGTAAGCCAGTAGCTATATTTGGTGCTACAATGCTATGGAAAGGTGTTGCAGAGTTTTGGTCTTTACTATCAGAGCAATCTCGTAGATATCCAATAGCTATGACAAAAGCGGGATTAACATTTATTGATATCGTTGAGATATTATTTCACTTGCACAGAGTCCAAATAACTGTTAAAACCTCAGATACTCGTGCTATGTCCTGGGCTAAGGCGTTATATTTTGTACCAGAATGCAATATGCTACGTTATAGCGCAGATAAAGATGATTATACATTACTTAGGAGACAATAATGGGCGGATTATTCGGCGGTNGTAAGCCAGATACGTCAGCAGCCGAAGCTCAAATTAGGGCGCAGCAAGCTGAAACAGACAGATTAAGAGCGCAAGCAGAACAAGACAAAGTTAAACTTGCAGAAGATTTAGCAGCAAAACGTATAGCTCGCCAACGTGGCGGAGCTAGAGCATTATTAGCAGAAGAAAGATTAAACCCAGAAACAGGCGTAGAAACGCTTGGCTCACCAGGAGGAATATAATTATGGGCGGAGGATCAAGATCATCAGCACCACCACCACCACCACCACCAGAACCACCAAAGCCAGTGGATGTAGCGCCAGCTCGTACAGAAGCTGAAAAGGCTGCATCATTTAAAAAGGCTAGACGTGGTAGATCAGCTGGACTTATGTCATCTACAGCATCAGAGACATTAGGCACAGATACAACATTAGGAGCATAGTAATGAAACAAGACAAAATGCAAGCCAAGGTTAAAAAAGTTATGCGTGGGTATAAGTCTAAAGCTTCTAACCCTAGCAAAGGCGGTAAGGTAAGCCCTGAGTTTGTTAAAGAAATGGAAAAGGCATACCCAAAAGGCGCTACAGTAACTCCAATGAAAAAAGGATATTAATATGAAAGCTGGACTTTATGCCAATATTCACAAAAAACGTGAGCGTATCGCTGAAGGGTCTAAAGAAAAGATGCGCAAACCTGGATCTCCTGGCGCACCTACAGATGCTGCATTTATTAAAGCTGCTAAAACAGCAATGAAGCCTAAGAAAAAATAATGACATTAAAGAAACATCAAAATCCTAAAGGCGGATTAAATGAAGCTGGCAGAAAACACTTTGAAAATAAAGAAGGTGGTAACTTACAATCTCCAGTCAAGAGTGGTACAAATCCTAGGCGCGTGTCTTTTGCTGCTCGTTTTGGTGGAATGTCTGGCCCATTAGTAGATGACAAAGGTAGACCAACAAGATTAAAGTTGGCATTAAAAGCATGGGGATTTGGCAGTAAAGAATCAGCACGTAACTTTGCAAATAGAAATAAGAAATCATAGGGATCAATATGGCAGAAATGATGAGACTATCCGCAGAGGATGTTTTAAAACGACACGATAAAGCTCTTACTAAGAAAGAGGACTTTAGAAGTCTATACGAAGAATGTTATGAGTTTGCGTTACCACAACGTAATCTTTATGACGGATACTACGAAGGTAAAGTAGGCGGTCAAAAGAAAATGAATCGTGTATTTGATTCTACAGCCATTAACTCTACACAACGATTTGCTAATCGCATGCAATCTGGCATATTCCCACCACAACGTAAATGGTGTAGGCTTGAACCAGGACCAGATATTCCTGAAGATCGCAAAGAAGAAGCGCAAGCAGCATTAGATGTTTACTCAGATAAATTATTTGCATCATTAAAGCAATCAAACTTTGATATTGCTATTGGTGAATTCTTGCTTGATCTATCTGTAGGTACTGCTGTGATGATGGTACAACCAGGTGATGACATTAATCCACTTAACTTCATTCCTGTACCACAATTCTTAGTATCATTTGAAGAAGGTGCTAATGGTCAAGTAGACAATGTATATAGACGTATGCGTCTTAAAGGCGAGTCTATTATGCGTCAATGGCCAGATGCAATTATTCCAGATGACTTACAAAAGAAGATTGACCAAAAGCCAACAGATGATTTAGAGTTTATTGAAGCTACTATTTTAGATCAAAAGCGTGGTGATTTCTGTTATCATGTAATTCATAAAGAATCTAAAACAGAGTTAGTTTATAGACGTATGGTAGAAAGCCCATGGATTGTATCACGCTATGCAAAAGTAGCTGGTGAGATTTATGGTCGTGGTCCATTGATTACTGCATTGCCAGACATCAAGACGCTCAATAAAACATTAGAACTATTACTTAAAAATGCATCATTAGCTATTGCTGGTGTATATACCGCAGCAGATGATGGCGTATTAAATCCTAACACAGTGAAGATTATACCTGGNGCTATTATTCCTGTTGCAAGGAATGGCGGTCCACAAGGTGAATCATTGAAACCATTGCCAAGAGCTGGTGACTTTAATGTATCTCAAATCATTATGAATGATTTACGCATGAGCATTAAGCGTATTTTATTAGATGAGTCTTTACCACCAGACAACATGTCAGCACGTTCAGCTACGGAAGTGGTAGAGCGAATGAAAGAGTTATCACAAAATCTAGGATCAGCTTTTGGCAGACTGATTAATGAAACTATGATACCATTAGTTACTAAGATTTTAAGAGTAATGGATGAGCGTGGTCTTATTGATTTACCTCTTAAAGTCAATGGTCTTGAAATTAAAGTGTCAGCAGTTGCACCATTAGCTATGGCTCAAAGCATGGAAGATGTACAGAACGTATTGCAGTTTGCACAGATCGTTCAAGGTGCTGGACCACAAGCTCAGATGACATTGAAAACAGATGCTATGATGGACTTCATTGCTGAGAAGTTAGGTATCCCACAAAAGATACGTAACACTCAAGAAGAACGTATGATGATGACTCAACAAATGGCTGAAGCTGCACAACAAGTAGCTCAACAAAATCCAGAAGCAGTACCTGGTATGGTAGAAGCTGCAACTAAGGGGATGATGTAATGGCTGGATGGGAAGATTTAGATCAAGCACTTCCGTTAGATGTAAGAGATGTAGCACAAGCAAGAGAAGATTTAGATAGATTAGCATTAAGAGTTTTTGGTAGTGATGACGGACAAAAGTTATTAGCATGGTTACGTCAAACAGTTTTAGAGCAACCAGTTGCTTTGCCTGGTAGCGACTCAAGTTATGCGTACTATCGTGAAGGTCAAAATAGTATTGTGAGAGATATTGAAGCAAAGTTAATTAGAGCAAGGAAAATGTAATGATAGACGACAACATCGAGCCTAGTGGTAATGAGGAAGCATCTCAAGAAACTGGCCTACTCGACAGTGCATCAGTTGAAACAGAAGCAGTAGAATCAAATCCGCAAAAAACAGAAATATCACATCTTGAAGCATCAGATGAAGATGATGATAGTCCTTTAGAACGACCCGATTGGTGGCCAGAGAATTTCTGGAAGAAAGATGATGCAGAGCCAGACTTACAGGCTATGGCTAAATCTTGGGGCGATCTAAGAAAACAAATCTCACAAGGCAAACACAAGGCACCAGCAGATGGTAACTATGATGTAGCCGCATTTAAAGATATTCCAGCAGAAGATCCCGTACGTAATCACGTACTATCTTGGGCTAAAGAATATGGTGTAAGCCAAGCAGCTTTAGATACTTTAGTGAGTAAAGTTGTTGAGATGGGATTTGAAGCTAATCAAACTAGCTCTGTTAATTTAGCAGAAGAAAAGAAAGCGCTTGGTCCTAATGCCGATGCCCGTATTAATGGCATGGTTAAGTGGGCTAGTGGTTTAGTTAATAAGGGTATTTGGGGTAAAGACGACTTTGAGGAGTTTAAATACATGGGTGGTACTGCAAAAGGTATTGCTGCATTAGAGAAACTTCGTGGTGCTTATGAAGGTCGTGTACCTACAGATAGCGCTCCAGTTCAAGGTGCTTTATCCAAAGAAGAACTCTACGCTATGGTCGGAGATCCTAAATATCAAACAGATCCTGGCTTTAGAAAGAAAGTAGAAAGAATGTTTGAAGCTAATTTTGGTTCATAGTAAGACTCCGTAGTTCGCGTTTGACCCACTTCGGTGGGTCTTTTTTTGCCTAAAACGCAAAATACTTGCACAAATTTGTAAAATATGCTAAAAACCATACAAGGCTCATTGCATTCGCAACCCTTCACACAAGTCGTCTTGTCGTTTGGCTATCGTAAATAGCAAGCACTGGCCCAGGTTTGTCTGGCTAACCAAAGCGATAAACTTTATTTTTATCAATTCTAGGAGAATAACATGGCTATTGGATTATCAAGCGCTTTTGTAACCCTCTTTGATGCCGAAGTTAAACAGGCTTACCAAGGTAAAGCTAAATTAGTTGGTGCAGTTCGCCAAAGACGCGGTGTTGAAGGATCAGTAGTAAAATTTCCTAAAGTAGGCAAAGGTGTTGCTACTTTAAGAATCCCACAAACAGATGTATCACCATTGAATGCTGGCTTTAGCCAAGTAACTGCTACTTTAGCAGACTGGAATGCAGCAGAATATTCTGACATCTTTATGCAACAAAAAGTAAATTTTGACGAAAGACAAGAGTTAGTTCAATTAGTATCTAACGCTATCGGTCGTAGACAAGATCAAATGATTATTGATGCGCTTGTAAACTCATCAACATCATTAACAGTGTCTAACGATATCGGTGGTTCAGACACTAACTTAAGCGTAGCTAAACTACGTGAAGCTAAACGTCTATTAGACAAAAACAACGTTCCACCAGAAGGTCGTCACATTGTTCTTCATGGCAACAACTTAGCTTCATTACTTTCAGAAACAGCAGTAACTTCTTCTGACTTTAATACAGTTAAAGCTTTAGTAGCTGGTGAACTAAATACTTTCTTAGGCTTTACATTCCATTTATTGGGTGATCGCTCAGAAGGTGGTTTACCAATTGATGGTTCTTTAGATCGCAAAGTTTTTGCATTCCATAAAGACTCTGTTGGNTACGCAGAAGGTATAGCTCCTCGCACAGAAATCAATTACATTCCAGAAAAAACTTCATTCCTTGTGAATGCTGTATTCTCTGCGACTGCAACTGCTATCGATGCTGAGGGTATTGTTCAACTCACATGCCGTGAATCTTAATTTAAGGAGATACTAAATGGCTTATTCATCAACTGGTTTAAACGCTGCTGGTGGTCAATCAAAAGCTGGTAATGCTCCACAAATTTGGACATATACTAGTGCTGACGCAATCGCTACAGTAAACACAAGCGGCT